TGAAAATATCAGCCTGACCGCCCAATGGCAACGCTACGCTTTCGCCCTTTTGAGGCCATGGTAGTGCAGATGTGAAATAATCGTGGCGTTTGCCGCGACGTTGTAGGGTGTAATCTGCAGGAGAATCAGGGCCATCGTCTTTGTCGACTGGTACTGAGTCTTGCAGATTTTGATCCCGGAACCATTCGTTCCAGATCAAATTATAAGCACGTGGCCAAAATGATGAATGGGTTACTTTAGCAGTACCCGGAATTTGGCCTACGGTTGGTAAGCCCATATAGTCTTGAAGGCTATTTACTTCGTAACCGCCTTCTGGGCTTGTAGTTGTTGGGCAGATATACGAAGTACTATCGCCCGGGTTATCTTGTTCCCCCATAAATTTTTGCCAATTGTTCCAAATTAGGCGGTTGGGAACGAAGAAGAAGAAACTGTCCAGTTTCATATTATCCATAATTGGATAAATTGGAGTTGCCATTCGTGCGAAGGCAGTCATTTTGAAGTTAAATGTGTCTCCGGGTAATACTTCGTTTACGTAGACTGGGACTAGATAGCCCGAATCGAGGGTTGTTTTGTGTGCAGATTGCACGTCAAATTTTGAACGTGGAATATCGGCACGAGGCACCATAGCGAATTGGTGTGTATTGACTGAGCGATTGCGGTGCATTTCTGTCCTTGGTAGTGTCCTTAGGAAGAGCCGCAGCCTGGCGGCTGTGCCTTCCTCAAGGTGGGTTTAGTTAGGATATTTTTACCTGTTTACCTAACGATAATAGTTTTGGTTGTTCATGTAAAGCGAATAATCCAGTGTTATCGTCGAACTCGCCCAATTCGTATAGGTCGAAGTCGTCGGGGTGGTTGAAAAGCTGATTATCAGCATTATTACGGTTAATTTCATCAGAGAAAGAACGGATAGCTACTCCAGCAGATGGTACAAACATCGGACGGCCGTATGCGTCTGCGGCTCGATCTTTAACGGTACATATGATTTGCTTCATGAGGTTTTTCCTTATGTGAGTTTTCGTTTAAGTTTTTGAAGTTTAGCTTTTGTTACCGTTTCTTTGACGAGCAGGCGTTCATAGCTATGTTCTTCAGGTCGTAGTTTAGCTTGTTTTTCTCTTGTGTAAAGTATTTGATCGTATTCATAAGGGTTTTCCTTAGAAAATAATCGATCATAATATTTTGGTGGTTTTAGTTTTTTTCCACGAACTTCTACATAGTCGTGTGGATAGACGTCTGTTTTGTATTTTTTATACCAATTTGCGCCTATTCCGGGTTTTAAGCTCATTTTGTTGTATTCAGGTTGTATTTTTATTAATTCGCCAGTTTTGAGGTCGCAATATGTGTAATGGTCTTTGTTTACGTCTTTACCTGTTTGTTTTTGCATAATGTATCGAGCAACATATGCAGCTGATTCGAATGTAACATCTCCAATGGTGGAATAACCATATGGCCAGAGCTTTTCAAGCTCCTGGGATCGATATAAGAGAGAATCAGGGGAAGTCCTTTTGAATAATTTCTTATCATGAAAATCGTATCCGAAGATACAGGCGTGGAAGTGAGGTCGGCCGAAATTTGTGCCGTACTCTCCAGCCATGTAGTAACGAATTTTGATATGTGGATTGGCTTTCCGCAATCTTTTGAAGAATAATTGGAAGTCTCGATGATCGAGGCTAAGGTCTTTTGGTAGGTGTTCATCGTCATAAGTGAGGGTTATAAAACAATTGTTTTGATGAAGTTGCGCTTCATGAATGCAGCGCATTGCCCACTGGCGTGAGCGTTCTAGCCTGCAGCCAATACATTGGCCGCAGGGTAGGGAAATCTGACGATCATGCTCGTCAGTTTCCTTAAATGAGACACGGCGATAAGACTTGCCGGTCGCATTGTTTGTTTGGTGTCCACTTAGGTAAGCGGTGAGTGGGTGATAACAGGCCATGTGAGGTGGCTCCTTGTTCGTTAGAGTCTAATTCCACCCCTCATAGGGTTGGTTTTAAGATTTGCATACGCTGTTTTTCCAGCGTTTTTACGGAAAGTCCTTGCGGACTTTGATTTATTAACTTTTTTTCTCATCATTTTCATTTTTTATGTCCTTGGTTATCGTGTTTTTTAGGTGATTGGTGTCACCTAGCACAGTTACATCAAGTAGTGTAACTGTGCTGCCCTCATTCTGAGGGCTCGGTGACTGGTTTATCGGCTGCTACCGCAGGCTGGTTATTAGCCGTAAGGCTAGTATTTATAAGACCAAGCTTTTCAGCTTCGGCTCTATTGTCTGGATTGTCCAAAAATTGGACTAAGTTTGATGGGTCATTAGCAAACTTGTTGCGAATTTGGGCAGGTAATGCAGCAAATTCGCTTTCTGCAGCGATTAATGCGTTCATAGCGGTATGGTAATCATGGACGCCTGAAAAGTCGCCATAAGTACCGCTAATCGCGTTTACGGGCATTTGCCCTGTTTTTCCAAAGCGTTCGAGAATGACATTAATGTCACACTCGTCTTTGTGGTGCTGCTGCGTGCGGGTGGGTTCCTCACAAACCAGCCCGCACGCATCTGATGCAGCATTGTGGTCATAATTAAATTGGGTTCTTAAAAATACAGTTACATTTTTCATTTATTGGTTCCAAATTTGGGTGATAAAAGCGGCTTCCAAGAAGAAGATGGTGTTTTCTTCATTGCGTCCTTGGCAGAGTTGTAAAGAGATTTGACATCTCTAATATACCAAGGGTCAGAAGTAGGTGAAATGCGATCACGAGCATTTGCAGCAGAAGCAGACTGATACCTAGCTGCATCATTATTGTAAGCAATCTGACTAGCGACATATTTACTGAATTCCTCAGGTTTATAAGTTTGACCGGCATCTTTTGCCGCTCTTGCTTCGGATTCAAGTTTTTGAGCAGCTAATAGTTTTTGCTGCTCTGCTTGTGTTGTGACTTGTGCAGATTTAAGTTCTACATCCGCTTTTGTATTTTGTTGATTAAGGCCTAATTGGCCTTGTGCAACGGCAGCTTTTGCCGTTTCAGGTGTAATAGTAGGTGCGACAGTTGCGGTTGCTCCAGTCGGTGTGGATGCTGGTCCTTGACTATAAGCCAGCATAGGATTTAGCCCTGCAGCCTTAAGATCTTTAACTGCACGCTGATATCCGGTGTCGGAATTACGTTGTTGAAAATCCATTTGATTTTGGGCTAATTGCATATTTTGTTGATTTGCGTCTTTTTGTGCTTGGGATGCACTAAAAGCTGACGCGCCAATCCCAGCAGCAATTAACGCTGGGTTGCCAGTAGCTACGCCAGCCACAGTCATAACTGGGCCGGCAATACTACTTAATGATGAAAATACTCCCATTAGAAATGGTCGATTAGGCCAGGTACGGAGTACATTGGCATTGGTCTAGCCATTTTGACATCAAAGAATGAGTCAAATAGGAATTGTTGTCCATTAGCTTCCGCGCCTACTGCTAACGCGCGTTCTAATGGTGGTTTGTCTTCAATAAATGAAGTGTTTAAAGTTGGTAATTGTGTAAATTTCTGGGCTAAATGCCAGCCGTCTAATGTTCCGGCTGCAGTTGATTTAAATAATCCCGAAATTTGTGATGGTTTATAACGATACTCTGCCCATCGCTCTTGATAGCCAAAAACATCATCATCAACTGATGTTCCTTGTACATAAAGTTCTTTGTTTAGGACAGCCTGCTCTCCTAAATGCGCAAAGGCAGGGAAGTAGAAGTCATATCGTGTTGAACGGCTCCACATACGTGGTAGGCCTTGTTGATAAGTAAGGTCTGCACGGACGGATACTAATCCGATAATTACACCGTGCTCAGTAAACGATTGAGTAAATCCATGATTATGAGCCAGGGCAGTACCCATAGCAGCAAGTGTACCCATAGGGGTAGACGATCCAGTAACAGTAGAGCTGCTTGTTTGAGCGATCGGATTGATATTGATATCGGTCGATCCTCCGCCGAGATACTCCGGACGTTGAAGGCGAGCATCAGGACTGACAACGCCAAAGTGAGCGCGAATAATTTCAGTGTATCGAGTACCGCCCCGAGCGTCTCGTTCCAACAGTTTTTGAATTTGAAATGCTTGGCGTAGCTGGTTAATTGTTGCAGCTGTTGCGTCAGAGAGGTCAGCATATAGATTGTATAAAGAGTCGCCTGGAGGTTGTCCGGATTGCGTATCAGGTGTGTTTCCTTGATAAAAGAAACCATAACGTGATCCGCCTGAGAATTGTGAAGCTGATGTATTAGCTACAAATAATTTGTTATCGGAACCTGTTCCTCCTGATCCAAAATTTTCTGAGTATCTAATTTGAGCTTCTGTACCTAAAGGTAATGTAACGCTTTCGCCTTTTTGAGGCCAAGGCAAAGCTGAAGTAAAGTAATCGTGTCGTTTTCCACGACGTTGTAATGTGTAATCTGCAGGAGAATCAGGACCGTCGTCGCGATCGACTGGACGGCTGTCCTGCAGGTTTTGATCTCGGAACCATTCGTTCCAAATCAAATTGTATGCTCGTGGCCAGAACGAGCAATGTGTTACGGTTGCGGCTCCGCCGATTTGTCCAACCGTTGGTAAGCCCATGTAATCTTGAAGGCTGTTTACGGCGTAACCGCCAGCAGGGCTAGTAGTTGTAGGAACAATATAAGAAATAGAATCGCCCGGATCATTTTGTTCTCCCATGAATTTTTGCCAGTTATCCCATAACAGGCGATTTGGTACAAAGAAGAAGAAACTATCCAGTTTCATGTTATCCATGATCGGGTAGATTGGTGTAGCCATTCGTGCGAAGGCTGTCATTTTGAAGTTGAACGTGTCCCCTGGGAGCACTTCGTTCACGTATACGGGTACTAGATAGCCCGAATCGATTGTTGTTTTATGTGCGCTTTGTACGTCGAATTTCGATCGTGGTATATCAGCGCGTGGCACCATTGCGAACTGGTGTGTATTGACTGAGCGATTGCGGTGCATTTCTGTCCTTGG